TTGTAAGGTCATATTCTTAAACACATTCAAAACTGATTCTCCAATGTTTTGTCCTTCAGCTATTGATTGAAATATATTACCAACACCTTGAGCAATAAAATTAGCCGTTGTTTCAGCCTCATTTAGTAAGTAATTAAACTTCTTTTGCTCACTTGCTGCTTTGTTTATTGCATCTGCTTCTAGGAGTGCTTGTGATGGTCCTTTAGTTAGTGGTCCTTGTGGTGCTAATGGTGCAACTGGTGGTGCTTTTCTTTCTAATGGGATAATTGGTCCAATTTCTTGAGCAGATAATTTTCTTAAAGCTAATAAAGCACCAAATGCTTCCGTTTGTTTCTTTAATGCACTTGTAGATAAATTAGTAGTATCATTAAATTTAATTTGGTCGCTTATTACCGCCTTATATTTCGTATTTAATTGAAGCAAATTTGCATCTACATCTTTAATAGATTGAGCATTTTGACTTAATGCTTTGTTTGCTAATGTTGTATTTAAATCAACAATAGACATTGCTGACCCAGCACCCATAATGGCTGCTTTTACAAATTCATATGCTTTTGTAACACCACCAACACTACCTCGCATTTCCTCAAAACTTTGAATCTGCAATCTTACTTTCTTTGCTTCCTCTTCTGCTATAACTGTTGCAAATGCTTGAGCCATTGCCTTTCGCTTTAACGATTCAGCAATGCTATCAATAACTATTTTTAATTTAGCACCATCCTGAATGTCTAATGCTTGTAATTCTAAATTACCCTTATATGTGTTTTTTAATTGTTCTAATGCCCTTTCTCTTTCAGTTGTGCTTCTTGTAGTGTCATCAACTATACCATTTAAAATAACAAGTTTATCAATCTCCGCTTGAGCCTCACCAACACCTTTTGACATTGTTGTATTAAACTTTGACAATGCTGCATCTGCTGAAGATGTTTGACTTACAAAATTAATAATCTCATCACCAAAAGAAACGATTAATGATGAAACAACACCAACTGCCAAACCAATACCTGCTGGTCCTATCAAAGCAGAACCCATTGCCTTCAATGCTGCTCCTGTGCTACCACTTGAAGATTGTAATCTTTGGAATGATTCTAATAATGGGTTAATGTTGTTCGCAATACCCATAAATCCGTATGGAGCATCTTGAGCAACCCTTGACAAGTTTGACAAAGCCATTGTTGCTTGTCCACTTGCATTTGGCATCTTCTTAAAAGCAGTACCTAGTTGTGATGTGGCAGTAACAGTTTCCTGTATATTTTGAACCGCTTGTTTATTGTCAGCGGTTATTGTAATTTTTAATGTTTCTTGTGCCATTTTATTATTTTACTCCGTACAACTTTAATGTCCTTGCTAGTTGCTCTTGCGTTAGTTTAGGCTTTTCTTCTTCCACTTCATCACTAGGCAAAGGGAAAAAGGACTTTATACTTTTCGGATTTTTATCCGTTGAATTTGACCTATAAATCATATAAGCTAAAGTTCTTGTCCTTTCCCATTCCTTTATCTGCTTATTCTCATAAGCCTTTTTATATAATAAAAATTCCCGCCAAGTAAGTTGCCAAAACTCATTAATTGTCAAGCCAACTTCTATTGCGAGAATAATTATTGAATCCCAGCTATATATTCCTATTTTTTTTTTCCTTTCTCTTTGGTTACTTCGGCATTTTCTTTTGTTTCAGGAATCATTGAAGTCTGCATAAATTTAATAAAATCTATTAGCTGACCATCTTTTGCAGATAACCCACCAACCTCATCAATCCAATCGCAAACGATAACATCGTTAAATTCAATTGGTTGATTTAGTGTCTTACATCCGCTTTCGGCAGATGCTTGGATTATATGCACAATTGTTCCTAATTCAAAAGCCCCACTTGATAAAATATTGATTAAGTCCAAAAGAGATTTATTCTCTAATTCGCAAAATCTTTTCATTGCCCAAGTACCCCACTTCAAAGGGATTGTTTTGTTGTTGTTCAGTCTTAATTCAAACATAGTTTAGTTTTTGGTTTATGCAGTTTCAGTTTGTGTAATTGGTGGAACACTTACTACAAATGTTGCAGTAAATTTAACATCATCACCATCATCTGCCTGTACTCCAAAATCGCTAATAAACACTAATTGACCAGCACCACCATAAGTAATATCACCTGAAGTTGGTGTTGCTTTACCCATTTTGATAGCAAATAAAGTCTTTGCAGCGTGAGCGGTGTATAATTGTTGGTAAGAATCCTTACTTGGAGTTCCTGTTTCATCAATAGCAAATCCTTCACAATCAAAAGATTGACTAAATACAGGACTTGGTGTGTATGAATTACCACATTTAGAAGTTGCATCAATTGTGTCGTTAGTTGATGTCAATGAGTTTGTTGTAAGACAAGCAACAGGTTTAAATGTTCCGTCATTGTCTATGTCAGCTAAAAGGATATAATCCCTTCCTGATACTTTAGTTTCTGCCATTTTATTTAATTTTGAGTTATTATTATATTATAAGTTATTATCGTTCTAAATACGTTGTCCAAAGGATTTAAACCATCCAAATTTCTAATTGCACCAACCACCAAACTTGAAGCATAAAACCCATTTGCAAGGGTAATATTAGTGTTTGAATTGATTGCAGTTAGTATTAAATTGCTTATCGTTTCGGCTCTTTTATATCCAAAGTTACTATTTTTTATGACAATGTCAACATCCATAGTAACAGCATTCGTATAACTGATTTTACCTTGTTCTTGTGCGGATGTTCTGCCTGTCATAATTATATATTCATCAGTTGCAGAATCAGGTGCTATCCCATCATAAACAGGCAATGCACTTGAACTTGTCAAGTTGGTATAAAACCATTTCTTTATTTCTATATTAGGATTAAGCATTTAATAATTTATTTAGTCTTTGTATAAGTTTAGGTTTCTCCATTTCGTAAGCTGGAACTAAAAATGGTTGTGGTCGCATACCTTTTCTTAATATGCTTAAAGCTATTACATAAGCCAAACCTTTGTCATTTTTACCATTACCAATTCCTTTACGCTTTACCCACAAAGTTAATGCTTCAACCATATCCTTAAACTTGCCTCCGCTTTTACCTTTAAATTGTTGAGCATAAGATTTGAAATCAGCAGGTACATTTACTTGTGGACCTGTGCCAAATTCAACATAAGCAGAATACGAAGCGTTTGCAGCAACCGAATATATCAACTCACTATCTTTTGAATGTGCTATTGAACCCCTTAATTGACCAAAGTTTACAGGTGCTAATCTTTTGGCTTGATTCTCTATTTTTATTACCGATGCGTTTATTTCATCACCTACATCAACTTTTAATGCAGTAGTCAAGTTTTTTAACTTGCCTTCAAGTTCTTTCATTCCACCTAAACTTACTGCAAATGCCATTATGCGTACATTAATATTTCGTAAAATCTAAACTGATTCTCTACATCCTTAATTGAATGAATTGTGTACATTTCCCCTTCTGCCTCTATTTTGTACATATTGTTAATCGTTACATCGTACCTGATAAATAGTTTAGCCGAACGTGTAAAACTCAATTGTGCTTCTAACAATGCCCTATTCTCGTTTTCAGGTCTAAAATCCCCAAATACGACCTCTTGTAAGGCATAGGTAGTTGTGTACCCACCTTGCCCATCAGCGGTGATTGTAGGCACATATAAGCCTATTTCCGAGTACATTGTGTTGGCATCAACATAGTTTGCCTTTTTGCTTCCTATCCTCATAATATTGGGCTTATTCTTGTCCAACGCTGACACGCTTTCCAAGTCTTTTCACAAATACCTGTATCACTATCCAATCCTCTATTTTCGTAATCGTAACTAACTTGGTCTAAAATAGCAATCTTTAAGTCGTTTGGAATGGTAGAATAACCTACCACATAAGTTGCCTTTAAGTTTTGAAATTGTGGTCTTTGTAATTGTGGGAACTTACCACCTACTAAAGTGTAATCAGCAGCAACAATAGTGTCTCCGTTTTGGTCTATTAAAGATGTAAAACTATTCATCGGACCATAAGGCAGCTGGAAG